TTGTACTTCTGTTGTTTCTGTTGGTATTCCACCTATTGCTGGTAATGAACCTACTGCTATTGTTATATTTACTCTTGGGCATACTTCAATAATTTTAGTAAAAGAAACATGGCTATAATCATCAGCAGTTTCTACTATTACATCTGTTTCTGTTCCTTCTACATCTGTTCCTGTTCCTGTTTTTAATGCTATTGCTACATTCCCTGCTGTTGCTGATGTTATATTTGCATTAAATGATACTCTAAATCTTCCACCACCTATTATAGTAAATTCACTTCCACCATTCATATATTGTAGCCATCCACAACAATTAGCACTTCTTGTTCTTATATCAATAGTATCAAAGTTTATATTATCTGTATTTGATGTTAATATTTCTGGTGTTATTTGTAATGCTTGTATCATATTATTCTCCTTCCTTATAAAAAAGAGAATAGAACTATGCCTATTCTCCGTTAAGTACTGTTAAGTACCATTAAACTAGCAAGTTCCTGTTTTCAGGTTTGTCGTTTTCGACTTTATGCTATTACATTACGTTGTAATTTCCACAACCACATCCACTTGTATTTATACCATTACATGTAAATATTGGGGTATTTCCGTACACAGGTTGTGATGGGATAGGACATGAACGTAATTCACTAACAAGTTGGTTAGCAACTACTGCGTTATTCTCTCTTAATGTTGCAGTTTGTGCCACTTGTGAAGCCTGTAAATCTTTCATTAAGATTTCACGTTGTAAGTCAACAATCTTTTCGTTCTTAGCGTCAATCTTATCTTGACACAATTGATCTAATATACGTTGTGTATTAGCAGTTTGGTTAGTAATTAAATCTCTAATACCATTACTTAATGCTTCTCTATCGGCACAGTTTTCAGATAAGACAGTGCTTGTTAAGTTGGCAATGCCTAATCTGTTCTCACAACAACATGAATCAAATGATTTTTGTAATCCATTAAATCCTTGTAGTGTTGCTATTTGGTTGTTAAAGTTTTGTTGCATGTCTGCCATTTGTCTATTGTTAGCAGAGATTTCAGAGTTATAAAATCCATTGCTAATTGATTGATTTACTCCTGCAAAACCATTTGATAAATTAGAGTTTACATCTGCACAGCAATTACATAATTGATTAGAAAGCCCAGATATTTGACTTTGTATTCCCTCTATATTATTTGATAAGTGTAATGTATCAAATCCATTATTTGTGTTTTGCATAATGTCTTTTTGACCGTTAGATAGCCAAGCATAACCATCATCAAAACCACGTCCACCAAAGAAACCTCCGTTTCCGTTATTTCCCCAGTTTCCTCCAAATAAAGCGAACAATAAAATTATCCAAATCCAATCAGAACCATAGCCACCAAAGCCACCGTTTCCATATCCACCCATCATTGCTGGATAAACTGGATATGCATAACCGTTGTTATTTGCCCCTGCTAACTCTACTATTGGTTGAATTCCATTTGTTGTACTTCCGTTCATATATTTCACCTCCGTTTCTATAAATCTATTGCTAGTTTATAGATTTGTCGGAACATACATAACTAGCATATACATTCCGATAAACCTACAAAGTAGATTTATTTTTTATCAATTTCTGTTTGTAATTGTTGTATTGCATCATCAGGAATTCCAAATTGTCTTGCTCTATTAAAAATTGCATCCATTTGTTCTGGTTTATAGTCTTTTGTAACTTCTTTAAACATCTCCATCGGATTTTTTTGGCTCTTTCTTGCTTGTTCTACCATTTGAAATACTTGTGGATTTCTCATTTTTATTTGGTTCATCAATATCTGAAACATATTGTTCATTTTTCTTCATCTCTTTTCTTAATTCATTTACTTGCATTTGCAAACTATCTATTAATAAATCTCGTTCATCTTTTGGTACTATTTCATTTAATTCATAAGACTTTATATCACCTTTTGTATTTTTAACCCACATAACAGTCATATCTTTGCTAAAAAATGGTGTATCTGAATATACTATTTCTTTCCCTACATCTTCTATTGTATTTACAAATTTCATTCCATTATTATTTGGTGCAAGTTGAAAATTTTGAGTAATTGCTTGTGGTTGTTGTTGAGGTGGTTGTTGTAATTGTTGTCTCATTTTTTCTAAATCTGCTATTTGATTATTTATTCTATCTATACTTACTTGTGGATTATAAGCATTTTGATAATATGGATTGTTATACATAACATCACTCCTTAACATAAAAAGAAGACATACCAACTTTTCAAATAGCGTTTTAAACTAATCTACTTAGTGTATGTCTCCTTTCTAGAATAATTATAAATCTTTAAATACTTTTAAAAGTGCAACAAAAAAACAACTACATAAGCATTAATACTTTATATAGTTGTACTTCATAATATTTATTAAACAAATCTTTTAGTTTTTTTATCTCATATTTTACTGTTCTTTCACTCATTCCAAGTTCTAAACTTATTTTTATTATCTTTTCTTTTTGTAATAACATATCTAATATCTTTATTTGTTCGTCTGTAAGTGATACATTCTTTAAAAAATCATCATATATAGCCTTTATTTTTAGTTTTTCTAACATAAAATCGCCTCTTGATGCGTTATATTACACTATATTTTTGATTTTAGAGTGCAAACAGTGTGCAATGTTATGAAATCTTATGAAATCTTATGAAAAAATGCTATAAAAATTAAAAAAAGACTACATAAATTGTTTAGTCTTTTCATATATATCTTTTCTTCTAGTACAAATTGTTCTATAAGAACATTTATGATCTACTGCTATTTCTTTTGTTTTCTTTCCATTTACTATATCTTTTAGTATATTTTTATCACGATTTCTTAATATTTTGCTAGCCATTATATAATCATAGGCTTCTTTGGTGTAATCAAAATAATATTCCATCGTTTTCACACACCATACCTCCCTCATCTGAGGGTATATTATACACATATTTTATAAAAAGTCAAAAAAATAGGTTTTACCCTATTTTATAAAAGACAATACTATTGCTATTAATCCTGTTAATACTGCTCCAATAGTAGTCCTAAATAACCATTTATTATTATCTTCTATCTTATCTAATCTTTTTTGATTATTTAAAGATAGATTATAAGCGTCTGTTGCTTTACTTTCTACACCTTTAAAGTTTTCTAGCATTGTTTCTATCTTTGTTAATCTTGTTAATACTTCTATTTCAAATTTCTTTTCGTCTCCCATGATATATCACCTATTTTCATTATATCATAGTTTTTAATTCTTACAAAATCTTAATATTTATCTATTATTTCTATTGTTTCATCTAGTTCAAACGGAGTTATATTACATAATAATAACAATCCTTCTTTTGTCATATAATCTTTATGTGATTCATTCCATTTGTATTCTTTACCATTATATTTTATGTACTCTGGCATTTCTTTTTCATAATATATACCTAAATATATGTCCATTATTTCCATTTTATCCTCCTTCTAAAAAAGAACGACATAAAGTCATTCCATAATCAACGCTTAGCATTTTATACTCTTGCTATTGAGTAGTGCATTATAAATATTAAAAAAAGAGGGGGATCCTCCTTCCTTATTTTTTTTATAAGCACTGTACCAATTATATATTCGCTTTTAGTTTTACCACGTTCGCAAAACCTCGTTTGATTAACCGTAGGAACTCCAATAAGTAATCATCTTATCTTTTAACTCTTACCCACGCTACGTTTCTCTATATAATCAGTACACTGCCTATCAAAACAGCTATGAAAGAAGCAGGAGGCAGACGTTATACATCTAACCCCCAATTTAATTATATCATTTTTTATTTTTTGTTGCAACTTTTCTATACCCTTCAACTTGTAATCGATCTATTTTCATTTGTAATCCTGCTTTATCTGATACTTCTTTGTATTTATGTGTTAATTGTGTTATTTTTGCTTGTGCATCATATATCATTTCTTCATTATTACTAGATTTTCCTAATATTTGTATATCTTTTTGTTCTCTTATTTGTCTTTCTAATCGTCTTTGTATTTGAGAACACTGATATTTATTATATTTTTTCCCATCTATTTCTATTTCTTTTTGTGATTCATCTATTATTTTTTGTAATTGTTCATTAGTATAATTTGGCTTACTTACTCCTATTATTATTGGATATATTTTATGATAACAGTTATACTGACCTATTGAACGTCTATCATAACCTGTTTCTTCTGATGTTGCAGGAAATTCTATCCCATCATAACTTTTACAATCTTTATCTGTTTGGAACTTTTCAAATTCTTCTTTTCTAAACTGCCTTCCTTGGACAAGTGCGTGATCCGGTGCGGGTACTTCGTGTACGCTTATCTCTATTCCGTCTGCTTTAAACTGTTCCCCAAATGCTTCTTGGTTAATATTGTGTATCTGTGTTGTTCCATCTTGCATGTGCATTCTTATAACACTATCTAGTCTTACACTTCTACCGCTTTCATATTCTATTGTTTTTAAACCACTACCACCTATTTGTTTTAATATATTTGACATTGCACTATCAAATGTTTCTATTCCTTCATCTACATTTACTAATGCTTCATCTAATACACGATTATATGTTTCCTTTAAACCTAAAAATTGTACATTACCTTTTAAATCTTTTATTGTATATCCTAATATGTTTGGTCTTGTGTAATTATACATTTGATTTTGAAATAATTTTATCAATGTCTTTTTTTCTTGTTTTAATGCCTTATTTTGAATAAAACTTTCAAATGGTATATTCCTATATTCAAAGAACTTTTTACTAAACTGTGCGTCTTTTTTTGCGTATATTTCAAATATATCTTCTACCTCTTTTATATTTAGATTTGTATATTTAGATATTTCCCTTATTATTTCTTCATAAGTACCACCATATTTTAACATTTGCACTAATTTATGTGCTTCTGACGGTGTTAATTCTCTTATTTGTTTTACAGAATTACCTATTTCTTTTAGAAAATATATATTCGCTTTTTGTACTCTTTGTATTAATCTTTCTATTATTAATTCGGCTTCCTTTTCACTTATCATATTATCACCTACTTAAATTTTACCATAAAAAAAGAGATTATTAAAATCTCTTATGCGGGTATTGCTTCTACTACTACTTCTGATAATCCTTTATAACTATTTGGAGCAGTTATTGTCTGTTCTGTATTACTTGGCGTTACTGTTTGTGATGGTGCTAGTATAGTATCTGTTATGTCTGCCCATGTATTATTTGTGTATTGATACACAGAATAATTAGTAGGTTTAGGTGCATAATACAATTTAGGAGACATAGTTCTAGTTGAGGTTGTATTGTCATATTCATTACAATCCCAAGAATTTTTAGTATTGCTTATTAAGATTATATTATTTGTAATACTATAATTATCATTTATTCTTAATGTATAATTAGCATCATTTGAATTATATGTTAAAGTGTTTATTTGTATTATTCCACCACTTGCAGTTTGCTGTATAGAATAAGTATTAACACCAGTGTGTATTGGATAACCTTCTAAACCTTTGAAAGTAGGTAATTCATTAATAATTGGTAGTTGCCAAATAACATTTTTATTCGTCCTTATGTTTAAAGTAAATGTATCTAATGTACTGTTATATGAAAAATTTTCTCTTGGATATATTTTATAAGCAGATGTGTTAAGCAATTCATCAGCCATTATATATTCTTCTTGGTATGTAAAACTAAATATAAAATACCCATTTGAATAATCTCCATTTAATATTTCAGTTGCTTTATTATTAAGTCTTGTAAATGTTAAATTTTCAGGTTTTACAATGCAAACATCTCCTTCACGCATATCTGTTATTGCATTCATTTCTGTTGTTGTTTCTACTTTATATGCTCCTGTATGATTTATTTCTTTTCCATATTCTTGTACTGCTTCGTCATAAGTTTCCAAATCTTCTATACCTGTTTTTGGTCTTAATTTTATATACGAAATAGTATCTTGTTTTAAATTATCAAATGTTATAGTTAAATCTGTTGTTTCTTCATTAATTCTAAATATTGTTAATCTTTGTTCTCCATCTAATGTAGCATACTTTATTGCTTCACAGCTTAGTGTAAAAGTATCTGTTAAAAATTGAGTATCTGCACTTACAGCACTAAGTATTAACAAATCACCTTCAATTAAATCAATATTATTTATAGTTATAGTATTTGAATTAGGAGCAAGTTCTTCACTTGTTATAGTTGTTGCTGGTGTTTCACTATAATTCATTGCAAATAATGACAACAACATTTGTGCTTTTTGTGCTTGATTAACAGTTAATGATACTGTGCTATTTTGCGATGGTATTTTATAATATACATAAGTAGTTTGTATAGTAGTTCCACTCTCACATTTTTCAGTCTTTAAAAGTGTCCATGTATTATCACTTAATGTAATAGTTTTTCTAGCACATATAACAGCATAAACAATATTATCTTTTAAACTGTTTACACTTGTTGTAAGACTTGTTGTTTTTTCACCACCTATACATGAACTATCATATATTGGAATATATTTAGTATCTAATTCAGGTACTCCACTGTCTTCATAGTTTCCTGTTACACCAAGTATAGTAACATCTTTTTTTATGTTTTCTGCTTGTATATTAGCATCTATTGAACTTGTTACTGCTGATAAATTTACTTGTTTTATTCCTTTATAATCATTTGATGCTGTTATTGTTTGTGCACTTGTTGATGGTGTTACACTTTTAGAAGTTTCTAATATTTCTTCTGTTATATCTGTCCACGTATTAGAACCATATTGATATATTGAATGTGTAGGAATAAATAGTGAATAATCAAAATCTTTTACAATACTTTTATCAACTACTGAAAAACTTGTTGCTGATTCTTTTTTATAAGCGCTTATATTATCTATGGTGTATATAATTTTATAATACCAACCACTATAAGGTGCTCTTGTATATGTGTTTACTTCGCCACTTGTTTTAATATCATTATTGCTTGTATTATATTCAAACCTTATTATATCTGTTTTATTTTGATAGTAAATTGGAACAGTACCATTTGAATCTCTTGAACCTAAATTATCAATATTTTTTGCAAATTCAAAATAAATATACTTTACAGAACCGTATGTACTTTTTGTTACTATTACATATAAATAATCTGCTCTATGATAAACATAATCTGAATTCCATGAACCATAGTCTAAATCATTTGTTGTTTTTCCTTCAATAACACTCCATATGTTATTTAATAACGTATCATTTATAGTAAGTCCATTATAATTATATGATATCGGGCTTGGTTCTGCTGGTTTTACAACACACAAATCCCCATCTTGCATCGTTGTTATTGCATTCATTTCTTGTACTGTCTCTACTTCGTAAGCATTATTGTCTAATGTGCCATTTACTCCTAATATTGATACGTTTTTCTTTATATTACTAGCAACTATATTATTATCAATAGATGATGTAACTGCATTTACTGTTACACTTGCAAGTTCATATCCTGCATCTGGTCTAATTACTTGTGTTTGTGTTGATGGGTCTGCTGTTTTTGTTTGGTCTGGTTTATCTGGCTCTATTGAGTTTTGACCCATTTTATAACTTATTATGTCCATAAATTAAAACTCCCTCCATTGTTGATTTTCTAAATCATAGAAGTACACTTTTTTAGTATCCATTTCAATATAAGTCGAGCCATTATCTACATATTTTTCTCCTACTTTTATTGGTTTTGTGTCAGTAGATAATCCCCTAAACTCTCCACTTACATATTCTTTATTGTCTATTGTTTGTGTATTTTCCATATTATATATTTTAATCATATTTTTTTCTCCTCTCTTTTATTATTTTTTTATTCTTTATACAATTTAATATTTATTCTTCACCCCCTCTTGTTCCTAGAAGGTCATCAACACTAGGTTCTTGTTCTTTAATCTCATCTATTGCTTTTTGGCTTTCTTCAAGTGTTTCGTCTGGTTTAAGCCATTGTCTTAACTCTACTTTGCTAATAATACCTTTATTTTGTGCATAAATAAGTTGAGACCATTCTGTTTGTGTGTCTTCTAATAATGAATAAGACCATTCAAAACTTAAATCATATTCGCCTTGTGGTGTTAAATTAAATGCATTAGCAAGTACATTACATGCGTAGAAAAAGTCTTCTAGGCCTTTCTCAATGTTAGTACGCATATCATCGCAGATTGTAAATGTATCATACATAGCGTGTCTTATTTCTGTGGCTGTTGCTTTATTTGTTGACACTTCACTTAATATTCCATAACTTGTACCTATCTCATGTTCTAATCTTTTATATAATTCTTGAAGTCTTGTTGTATAATCTCTAAATTGTGGATCATATATTTCAAAGAAATCGTCTTCTGATGCAACTAACTTTTTAAATAATCCATTATCAGGCAATTTATTTTTAGAATTGAACATTGTTGCGTCAACACCAACAAAGTTTTCTTTTAATTCATATTCTTTCAAAATTTGTTTCATTGTTTTTTTTATTTCAAGTATTGTTGCATCGCATCCATAGCAAATTGGTACTCCATATTTGTCATTAGACTTACGGTTATTTACTGGTGATTTTATATAACCAAACAATACTCTATCTACATTTGTTATTGTTCTTATTTCTTGTATATTTTTCCAAAACTCTGGTGTTGGTATTTTATTTCCTTTTTCATCAGTATATTGTTGTGTTATTGTTAAGTTATTATTTTCTACTTTGTAATTAGTCCATCTTAAATATACTGTTTTATTTATTATTCCTGTTATTACTTTTCTTTCTGCTAATACTGTTGCACCTGTTATTAAATCTCCATCTGTTTCATCAATTGTTAATCTATTTTGTGGAACTATATTATAATAAATCTTGCCACCCTTTACATAAGGTACTAATATAACACCGCCATAACCAAATGACATTGAAGTTATTTTTTTTGCTTTTTTCCACATGCTTTGACCTGTTTTATTTAATAATTCAGTTCTTGCATTATCTCCTTCAATATCCATTGTACTATCACTTATTGTATAATTTGCTAATTTGTTTGAAAATATTGCATTAAAATTAATATCATCTATACTTTCATATAAACTAGCATATTTTGAATTATCATTTATTTCTTTATTTGTTGTTTCTGAATTTATCTTAAACACATTGGTTAAGATATATTTTATTATATTCTTAAACATTTTCTTACTGTCCTTTCTTTTTCCAAATATTATTTAACGCATAGCGTGTGGCATCGATTGTGTGATTGTCTGCGTCAACATAGCCACTTATATAATTTCCATCTTTGTCTTGTTCGTATTCGTATGTTGAAAATTCTTGTGCTGATATTGGGCATCTTTCATTATCTATTACTATTTTAGCAAGTGAAGATAGCCACTTCATAGAGTATTCGACACTTCCTGCTCCTTTTTCTGCACCTTTCATACATGAACCGTAGGCTTTAAAATCACCAATTGATTTTGGTTCTGCGCTATCTGCTATTATTAAATCTTCTTCACTCACCCCTTTCTCATGTTTTAAATGTTCCCATACATCTGCATTACTCATTTTATTTACTACAAATTCATCATAAATATATAATGTTGATTGTGCTGGATTATAACAACATTTTACCCATGCAAGAGGGTCTGGAAACCATCCAAAGTCTAATCCTTGATAT